CCATGCTCCCTAGAATCGTAGGGGTTTCTCCGCAAGGAGTTTATACATCAACGAATTACATTGAATATGGGACTGCGCCGAGTAATGAGATTATTACTACTACAACAGGAACATCAACTACAAATACAGACTTTCCTTTTCATGTAACTATGGGGGGGACTGCTGATAATCCTATTGCTGTACCTGTTCCTGCTGCTCCTAGTCCTATGCCGATGGGGTGGTATGGTAATGCAACTGGAGATACGTGGGAACCTCCTCCTGCGCCTAAACGTAAACGTAAGAAGAAAGCTGTTCGGACCCCAATCCAGATTAGCCCTCGTAACCCAGGGATGCGTAGGATTTTGCTGGAGGATTGAAATGCCTACACGAATAGAGATAAATGAGGAACTCAGACAAACAAAAGCTGCTCTAAAGGGCTATGATGACTGGTATAAGTCTACATATATCCCTTGGACTAAGAAATATGAAGAGGCTCTGGCGAGTTTTGAATATGAGTCTGTGCCGCATACAAAAGCAAACAAAAAACTGCTGGAAAAGGTGGTTGCTATACTAGCGCGAGAACCAAGAGCCCGTCGAATCATCCTGGAGGATTAGATGTTTTATATCGGGATTGACCCAGGGCTGAGTGGGGCTGTCGCAGTAATATCTTCAGATATGAGTGAAGTTTTTGATACTCCAGTGGTTAAGGTACAAGGAGGTAAGAAAACCAAGCGAGAGTTTAATGCTAGGGCGATGGCAGCAATATTGGAGTTTTATGTTGAGGCAGCTATGGTAGGCATTGAGTCTGTTCACAGTATGCCGGATCAAGGAGTAGCCTCGTCTTTCAACTTCGGCAAGGGGTTTGGTATCTGGTTGGGAATTCTTGCCACTCTTAAACTGCCCTATCATCTCATTACGCCTCAGAGATGGAAAAAGACGATGCTCGATGGAATGGGAAAAGAGAAAGATAATTCTAGGTTACGAGCAATTCAACTATTCCCTCATCAACCGCTGGCCTTAAAGTGGCATCATGGACGGGCTGATGCACTTCTAATAGCGTATTACACAAAGACCGTCATTGACAAACCTTAAAATCTATCTCTATAATCTTCGTCATGGCTAACGAAGAAAACAACGGTCATGGTAATCTTCCTGCTAATACAGAACCTACTGAAGTAGTCCCTCTTGCTGATATGCTTTACGGTAGAATGGAGGAGATATCCTCTGCTCTGTTGAGCTTCTACGAGATGATTGCTACCGGCTCACCAGACGAGATCGAAGAATTCATGCAAAAGTACCCTAAGACGGCGGCAGCGAAGCTCAGAGTAGCCCCGATAGCTCTATCGAAAGTGCTTGCGGTCAAAAAACAAGTGCAGATTAACAATGAGACCACTAGAAAGAGGCTTCCTCCTACTCAGTTGGTAAAGATGGGGGTAGGAGTGGAACAGTTAAAGAAGCTGGCTGGGATAGAGGAGGATAAATGATACTTGCCGGTAATACAAGTAGAAGCGGTGGTATATATGGTAATCGTGATTATTATGCTTTAATTGGGCTAAATTTTCTTCTTCATTGGACTGGTTTACTCGTTTCTCCAAAGTGGTCAGATGATGAAATAGATAAGCGAGTATCTCATGCTATTAAAAGTACGGAATCTAACCATATTGACCTTAAAAAACGGTGGGATGAATTTTGGGAAGCCCATGATTTTATAATAAATGATTTCGGAGAATGGTGGAGGGAGAAAACTTATCCACATTTAGTTCATAAAGATATGCCCCATGATGGTTCAGAAGAATTCTATGCGGAGCATATTCGATTAGCTCGGCTGTATATTGTAGACTATAAGGAGTTAGATACTTGGGACACTGCTAGATTTACTACTGCTGTGCCAGAAGATATAAAAAGCAGAGTTAAAGAATCCCAAAAGACAATTAGAGAAACCATAGAACAAGGTTGGAAGTGGGACCCTTATGCTTAGTTGGGGGAATAGAAGGTGAGTGAGCTTGAGTTTTTAACTAAATTCAGAGAAACGCGAAAAATCAAGGTGAATTCTCTTGTGGATATAAGGGATCTGCTTCGAGAATTAGAAAACCCTGGTGATTTATACTTGCCACTAAAAGCATTTAATTGCATCTATGAAAGAACTCAACCATCGACCAAGAGAGCAGATGAAAAAGGGCAATATATTCTCTTTGAATCTACTCGTCTGAGACCGCCTAAATTCAACAGCTGTATTATTGATTTGTCTAATGCAGAGTTGATAGATGCCTAGCACTTCTAGGGCTCAAAGAAGATTTTTCGCCATGTGTCAACATGGAAAGGCTACTCGGGCTCGATGTCCAACAGGAATGAGTAAAAAGTCGATGCGCCACTTCTCAACTACAAGTGAAAAAGGTTTGCCTGAGCGAAAAGTCAAGAGTTCAAGATGATTTATCTTCTTGTAGCAATTCTTATAGCAGTTGTGATTTTTACGATGGTGGTTTTGCTTGGCTTATTTGAACTCAGAAAGGAAGTTCTACATTTACAGGAACTTATCAATGACATACCTGTTTTGACTGTCCCTACATTTAAGTGCAATATACCCCCAGTAGACGATAAAGATAAAGCCTTTGTTGAAACGGCCCCCCCCTTGGGTAGATACTCCGGCTGCGCCGGAGGAAGGTTGATCCAAGAAGAAACTTCTCAACTATCACAATACCATCCAGACGAGATCAAGACAGCGGCTAAATTAGCCCTGTATAATGATGATCTCTCCTTGTTCTGTGAGCGGGAACTCAAGATCGTTACCAAGAATATCGGTCTAACCCCGCTAATTCCTTATAAATGGCAAGCAACTATCGCTGCTTCAATGAGGCAGCAACTCAAGCGCATTGGTCGAATCAGGCAACTTTGGTTCAAGTGTCGTCAGCCTGGGGGGACAACATGGGCTTGTGCGGTCATTTCCCGCCTAGTTTTTCTCAATCCCTACGTTAATGCTTTTGTCTGCGCTCAGGACAAAACTACCGTAGGCACTATCTTTGGTATTTATAATTGCTTCTACGAGAATCTCTCTGACGATATCCGCCCTTCTCGCCAGTATTTTACTAAAGGGACAGAGATATATTTCGGTAATCCTAACTTCCGGTCTAGGGGGGCTGACCCTGGGCTCCGGTCTCGTATCATCGTCGGAGAAGCTAAAAACGTCAATGTAGGAACTGGTCAAACTCTTCACGCTGTCCATCTGTCAGAAATAGCTCGTATGGCAACTGTTCAAGGTATTAAGGATAGTTTGATCCCTGCCTTTTCTGACGGCCCTGGGACTGTGGGAATCTATGAGTCAACGGCTCATTGGGCTCCTGGGGCAGATATGTGGAAAAGTATGTGTGAACGTGCGAGGCGTGGAGAGGGAGAGTGGGAATACCACTTTATCGGCTGGTGGAAGCAACATGAATATCAATTACCTCTTAGAGAGGGTCAGATATTTAGAGCGGACGCTGACGAAAGGCACCTTCTAAAGACCTACCCTGATTTGACTCTGGAGAACCTCAACTGGCGTAGAAAGAAAATTGAGGATCTGGACGGGGATTTACCTACCTTCAAAATGAGCTATCCCTTCACGTTTGACGAAGCTTGGATACCCTTGGGACATTCATGCTTCCCCTTAGATCGTCTTTTGTCCATGAAGGAAGATTTACGCCCCCCTAAGCGGGTTGTAGAGATAGATCCCGATGGCAATATGCACGATGACCCCGAAACAGGCCGTCTTTCTATCTGGGATGAGCCTAGAGAGGGCATGGAATACGACATAGGGGCTGATAGTGCAGAGGGGCTAGAGGCGGGAGATTACTCCGTTGCGGAGGTAGTAGAGAGGGGGACCAACCGGCAGGTAGCTGAATGGAGGGGGCATATAGATCCCTTTGAGTTTGGGGATATCTGTTTTCACCTTGGGATGTACTACAACACCGCTCAATTCGCCATATTGGGATCAAACGTGGTGTCTTGCGCCCAAGCAACATCAAAGTGAGGGGATTGAGCCATCCCATTATCGCAAC